TTTTGCCTTTTAATGCTTATGCTTTAATATGGAATGAGTTCTTCCGTGATGAAAACAATCAAGCACCTGTTCAACTTATAAATTCTAGTAAAGCTTCTGCTAATTGTAAAGAATGGTCACCTACGAATTATTGTAATGCGTATCCCGCGCCTGTTTGTAAGCTGCACGATTATTTTACGTCTGCTTTACCTGCGCCGCAAAAGGGTGAAGCGGTCAAGTTTTCGATTATTGGCGATGCGAAAGTTGTTGATAAAGGTAATAATGTTCTTCCATCTGATTTATCAAAGATTAATTTGTATGGTGTGAATAATCAAAAGTTGACTTCTACTCATTCTTTATTTTCAAATGCTTTTGGACAATTTGCTTATCAAGAGTCAGTTTCTTCTGGTCAGGGTAGTGTTGTTCCTCTTGATGTTGCTCTTGTTGCCAAAACTTCGGATTTGACTGTAGCTAATGTGAATGATTTACGTTTTGCGTTCCAACTTCAAAAAATGCTTGAAAAGGACGCACGCGGTGGCACGCGTTATCGTGAGTATTTACAATCGCATTTTGGCGTAACGTCGCCTGATAGTCGTATGCAAGTTCCTGAGTTCCTTGGCGGTGCTCGTTTGCCTGTTTCTATTGAACAAGTTGAGCAAACAGCCCCTGGCGAGGGTGAAAATACTGTTGGTCAAGTTGGTGCGTATTCTTTGTCGAATGGTCGAACCGGTTTTACAAAAGGATTTGTTGAGCACGGTTTTGTGATTGGTGTTCTTTGTGTTCGCCAACATCACACGTATCAGCAAGGGCTTGAAAAGTTTTGGACAAGAAAAAAACGTACTGATTTTTACGACCCGGTATTTGCGAATATTGGCGAGCAACCTGTATATCAAAGCGAATTGTTTTTTGATAAAAATAAAGATAATACAAAAGACGTTTTCGGTTATCAAGAAGCGTGGGCAGATTATCGCTATAAGCCGTCTCGTATTTCGGGCGAGTTGCGTTCTACCGCGACTAACTCTATGGATATTTGGCATTTAGGTGATAATTATGCAAATGCTCCTATTCTTGGTCAGCAATTTTTATCTGAAACTACTGAATATCTTGATAGGGCTCTTGCTGTTCCGTCTGCGACTGCAAATCAGTTCATTATCGATATTTATACTGAAAATGAAATGATACGTCCTATGCCTGTATATAGCGTTCCTGGTCTTATTGACCATCATTAAGAGGTGTTATTATGTCGCTTACTGCTTTTATGTTAGGTAGTGCTGCTCTTGGCACTCTTGGCAATCTTGTTACGACTGGAATAAATCAGGCGCACGCTATTAAAGCGCGTCAGGCTGAACAGTCTTTTAACGCGCAACAAGCGGAACTCGCACGTCAATTCTCGGCTTTTGAGGCGGAAAAATCGCGTAAATTTTCGGCAGAACAAGCACAGTTAAATCGCGATTTTCAAGAGCGTATGTCAAATACGGCATATCAACGCGGAATTGCTGACTTAAAGGCGGCTGGCCTTAATCCTGCACTTGCGTACAATAACGCCGGCGCAAGTAGTCCTACAGGCTCTGTCGGACAAACTGCAACGGCAAATTCGGCGCAGGCTTCCGCTTCCGCTCCTTATGCTAAAATGAGTAGCACGCTTGGACAAAACGCTTTAACGGCGTTTCAATCGTATCTCTCGTATCAACTCGCGCAGGATAAACTTTCTTATCTTTACAATCGTCCGTCCGTTAAGACGGTTTACGTAAAGTCGAGATAGAAGCGCGGATGTTCGCACGCTCGGTATCACGTAGTTTAGGCAAAAACCTCACTTATATTTATTACTGTGTCAGTTCTACCGACCGAGCGTAGCGAAGGGAGTTAGCAAGCGTAGCGCGCGTAGCACTGGTGTTCGCGCCTTTTTAGCCCTCGCGCGATAAGCGCGATCCAATACTTTGTCATTATGAGAAAATTATCCGAAAAAACGAAAAACTTAATAAAAAAATTAATCGATATTTTCGTGTCGATTGCAAAGTGTATCGCGCTGCTTATCGCGCTGATAAAATCGCACTTCGCTGATAAGCGTTAGTGCGGCAACCTTGTTATTCTCCCGCGCACGCCTGTGCGCGGGATAGTTATATAAAGCAATAGTATTACTTGATTATTATTGCCACTTGACACCCCACACACAAAAAAGAGGTGATATTATGTGTCTTAATCCTATCAGGAAGAATTTTGTAATTGAAGATAATAAGTTTGTTATCGATTGGCATTCGTCAGGCTCCGTGCAGGCAGGAAGCGTTATAGAATTGAGTTGCGGACAATGTATCGAGTGTTCTATTAACCGCTCTATAAATTGGGCTGTACGGGCTGTTCTAGAGGCTCGTACGCACCGCGATAATTGTTTTATAACGTTGACGTATTCAAAAACTGATGGCGAATTGCATAAAGAAGATTTTCAAAAGTTTATGAAACGGCTTCGAAAGTCTATTTATCCCACGCAAATAAAATATATTATGTGTGGCGAGTATGGCTCCAAAGGCGGACGTCCTCATTATCATGCTTTAATTTTTGGTTGGAAGCCGGAAGATTTATCGTATTTTTATACGTCAGGTGATTGTCCGTTATATCTTTCAAAAACAGTTGAAAAACTTTGGGGTAAAGGTTTTATCACTGTTGGTGATATTACTTTCGATACTGCGCTTTATACTTCTAAGTATCTTCAAAAATTTAATCGTATTCAAGATAAGTGTCAAAAGCCGTATAATTGTTTTAGCCATTATCTTGGTTTATCGGCTATTCAAACGCTTAATTATGATGTTGACGGCTTTTATATCCGCGGAAAAAAGTATAGTGTTCCGCGATACTATGATAAAAAGGCTATTGACCTTGGTTTGATTACTAAAGACGAGTTGAGAGAAGTTCGAAAACACGTTTATAAACGTGATTTAAGAGGTGAGTATGAGCGCAGATTACAAAAAATTGAAGATTTTGAAAGAAATTATCAATATTTAGTTGACAGTCGTCTTGATGGTCTGTTAGAATAACATTGTAAACATTATTGTTTGCAAATATTTTATTTGGAGGTTGCTATGAAGCAAAAAAAACCAGTGTATCAACAGACGTTTGACTATCTCGTAACTGATTACGAGTGGGATGGAGTTCGCGAGTGTCTTGTCGAGAAATCTGTCAAGCGCGACCTTTTCGAGGAAATTCAAAGTAATAAGGATTGTGCTTTGGATATTATTCTTGATAAGTTTGGTGGTTATCCGCCTATTCAGGACGGCAAAGTGCCTATTGAGGGCGTAGTTGACCTTGACGAGACTGAAAGAGGAAATGACCTCTTGAAAATGGCAAGTCTTATTGACACCGCTGAAATGTATCGTGAAAAGTACAATCTTCCGTTGTCTATGAGCGTATCCGAGATTTACGCAGCGATTGAGCGAACCGCTGTTGAGGTTAAGGAAATTGTTGATAAAGATTTATCGACTGAAAAAGTGGAGGAAAAAAAGAATGAGAAGAAAGAGAATGTCGAAGAAAGCAAATAAGCGTAATTTTAGACGTACGGCAAGCCGTGTTTCTCGTAAAAATCTTTCGGCGCGTAATATGCGCGGCGGATATAGACTGTAAGGAGGTATAAAAAATGGTCTACGAACTTTATTCTATTTATGATAAAAAAGCGGGTATGTATTCTAACCCGCAAGTTGAAATCAATCAAGATTGTGCTCTCCGCCGTTTTGGGTTTATTGTTAAGCAATCTGCAAGTCAAGGTATTGAGGCGACCGATTGCGAACTTTATAAAATCGGTACTTTTGACAGTGTCAAAGGGACGATTGAGGCACTTGAAAAGCCTCTTTTTGTGTGTGGGGGTGTAGAAAATGAGTAATAATTTTTCTACTGTTCCTAACATAAATATATCGCGTTCAAAGTTTACTTCGCGATACCATCATAAGACGTCTTTTAATATGGGCAAGCTTATTCCTTTTGACGTTATTGAGGTTTTGCCTGGTGATACTTTCAAACTTAAAATGAACGAAGTATGTCGTATTTCGTCTGCGCTTATTCGTCCTATAATGGACAATTTGTTTTTAGACGTTTTTTACTTTTTTGTTCCGAACCGACTTGCTATGGACAAATGGGCGCAAGTAATGGGTGAGAATAAAAATGGCTATTGGGTTCCTGAAACAGAACAGACTGTTTATACTCTTCAATTAGGCGAGGTTAAACAAGGTTCTATACCTGATTATATGGGTTTGCCTCTTGGCGATTATAGAACAACTTCTCATTATCCTGTTGTTTCCTTTTTGCCTTTTAATGCTTATGCTTTAATATGGAATGAGTTCTTCCGTGATGAAAATAATCAAGCACCTGTTCAACTTATAAATTCTAATAAAGCTTTTGCTAATTGTAAAGATTGGTCACCTACGAATTATTGCAATGCATATCCCGCGCCTGTTTGTAAGTTACACGATTATTTTACTTCTGCGCTACCTGCTCCGCAGAAAGGCGAAGCTGTAAAGTTTTCGCTTGTTGGTGATGCACAAGTTGTAAATGCTACATCTGGTAAATTTGTTCCGAATTTGTTTACTGAAACAGGTGATCCTGTCGGTGTTGCGGCTCGTTTATATTCGACTTCTGTAGGTGGTTTGGGTATTGGGGGTCTTTTTTTT